ATAAGGAGGGCCCGTGGCCAAACCATTTGATGTTAGCAAGTTTAGAAAAGATATTACCAAAAGTATTGAAGGTCTCAGCATTGGTTTCAATGATCCTACTGATTGGATCAGTACCGGTAACCACGCTCTCAATTATCTTATTAGCGGAGACTTTAACAAAGGAGTCCCACTAGGCAAGGTTACTGTATTTGCAGGTGAATCAGGATCGGGCAAGAGTTATATCTGCTCTGGCAACCTAGTTCGTCACGCACAACAACAAGGCATTTTCGTTGTATTGGTTGATACTGAAAACGCACTTGATGAAGATTGGCTGCAAGCACTTGGTGTTGATACAGCAGAAGATAAGTTGTTGAAACTTAACATGGCAATGATTGATGATGTTGCTAAAACTATTAGCGAGTTTATGAAAAACTACAAGACACTACCTGCTGAAGATAAGCCTAAAGTATTGTTTATCATTGACAGTCTCGGCATGTTGTTGACTCCAACTGATGTTAACCAGTTTGAAGCAGGTGATATGAAGGGTGACATGGGTCGCAAGCCTAAGGCACTCACTAGTCTTGTTCGCAACTGTGTAAACATGTTCGGCAGTCACAATGTTGGACTTGTCGCAACTAATCACACATATGCTTCACAAGATATGTTTGACCCAGATGACAAGATCAGCGGTGGTCAAGGCTTCATTTATGCAAGTAGTATTGTTGTCGCCATGAAGAAACTCAAACTCAAGGAAGATGATGAAGGTAACAAGATTAGTGAAGTTCGTGGTATTCGTAGCGCATGTAAGGTTATGAAAACACGTTACGCAAAGCCTTTTGAAAGCGTTCAAGTCAAGATTCCATATGAGACTGGCATGAATCCTTATAGTGGCTTGCTTGATTTGTTTGAAAAGGCAAACATTCTTACTAAGGAAGGCAATCGCCTCGTATACACTACTGAAGGCGGTGAAGTCATTAAGTTCTTCCGTAAGGGCTGGGAGAGTAACGAAGATGGTTGTCTCGACAAAGTAATGTCAGAATATCAAAATCGTCAGACTAAGATAAGTAATACAAATTCTGTAGTGGAGGAATAATACAGATGAGTATTACTGTTATACATGAAGTTTGGCGTGCTGTTAAAGGCGAAATTGATGAAGCAAATCTTCCAGATGCCGCAGAAGGTCTTGTAAACGTATTGATTGAAAATGATTACGAAGCAAGTGATATCAAGGCAGAGTTTCGTAGAGATAGTGATGTAATGGATGCACTAAAAGCGTTTATAGCATCACAAGAAGAAGATGAGGAAGAATACGAAGAGGAAGAAGAGGATGATGAGGATTACGACGATAATTGGTGATGAATGAACTGGTATACCAGAATCACAACTGATTTATCTGTAATCCCTGATTTCATAGCACACTATGAATCAGAATTAGAACAGGCAAAATATGACTGTAGGGTAGGTGGAAAGGTAGAAAAAAATATCTCAAACCTACCCGGTATCACAGAACAACGTTTCAATCAACTACAAGAGATTGAGGCTGTATTGAATTATCTCAACATACAATTACGCAAACTTAGGCGTAAATACTTTCAGAAATATCTGGAAGGATATAACAGGGCCCTAACAAGCCGTGATGCTGAAAAGTATGTTGACGGCGAAGATGAAGTTATTGACTTTGAAGTACTAATCAACGAGGTAGCACTTTTGCGTAACAAGTGGTTGGGTATTATGAAGGGTCTTGATAGCAAGCAATGGCAACTTGGCCATATCGTTCGCCTGCGTACTGCTGGCATGGAAGATGTGTCGGTCTCCTGATGGCACAAATCATACCCCTAATTACTTCCTATCTACATACACAAAAAAACTACCTAGACAACAAACCTGTAATTTTAGTACATAATACCTATACCTGTATTAATTTTAGATTAGCAGGATTAAGTGTAGAATTATTTGTCTATAATGATACTTTTATTAAAGTTAAGGTTGATAATCATATACATACTATCTGTGATAACATAAAAACCTTACGTGTTGAATTAGACAGATTACATATATTAAGGTATCAATAGAGGAATAATCATGAAAATTTTAGTAATAGGAGCAGGTGGATTTATAGGCAATGCGATTGTAACTAGGTTAATTTCGCAAGGACATTATGTTCGAGGAGTTGATATTAAAGAGCCTGCATTTCAGAAAAGTTTAGCACAAGAATTTCTTAAATTAGACTGTAGAAATTATAATAATGTAGAAAACATTATACGCACAAATGATGGGGACACATTTGATCAAGTGTTTCACTTAGCAGCAGATATGGGCGGCGCAGATTATATTTTTACAGGCCTTAAAGATGCTGATATAATGTCTAACAGTTTAATCTTAACAATTAATATATTACGTGCGCAGGCAAAATTAAATAAGGAACTGGGTAAAAATAAAACTAAAATGTTTTATGCTAGTTCTGCTTGCGTATATCCAGAGCATAATCAGTTAACACCAGACAATCCTAACTGTAAAGAAGATACAGTATATCCTGCGCATCCTGATAGTGACTATGGTTGGGAAAAATTGTTTGGTGAAAGATTGTTTCAAGCCTATAATAGGAACTATAATATTCCAATACGTATCGCTAGATACCATAATATATATGGTCCGGGTAGTGAGTATCAGGGAGGACGTGAAAAGGCTCCTGCTGCATTATGTAGGAAAGTTCTTACTAGTGATGGAACAATATTAATTTACGGCGACGGTTCACAAACAAGAAGTTTTCTGTTTATAGAAGATGCCGTAGATGCTACTTTGATGTTGATGAATAGTGAATTTGATCAACCGATTAATATCGGCAGTGAAGAAATGGTAAGCATAAATGATTTTGTAGATATTATTTGTAAGATTGAAAATAAATCAATTACCAAAATTCATAAATTAGACGGGCCGTTAGGAGTTAGAGGGAGAAATAGCGACAATACATTAATACGTCAAGTTTTAAATTGGGAACCTAAATTTAACTTGACACAGGGTATCACTCTCACTTATAATTTTATTAAGGGTAAAATTTAAAGGTTAACTAAATACTTATATGGCAATACAACGTTACGAAACGCTGCCTGAACTAATAGCCAATCTTGGGCCTATGGAGCACAAGTTGTTTTCAGAATTTGGACAAGAAAATTACATGTATCTTATGGAAATGTGGGCTAGCGTAGTTGAAAATAATTTTGATGAGTGGTGCGAAAATTATGATCAAGAGTTTATAGAGCATGTAATGGAATTAAGTACAAAGGCTAATAAACTCACAAAGATGTACGATAACAAAAAACTTTCACATTAGGGCAAACCTATCACTTATTCTATTGACACAAGATATTGATTAGTGTAATCTATATATTGTGTTAATCAAAAGGAGTAAGTTATGAAAGTTCGTACTAAGGCATTTGTTGAAATCGTAGGTGTTGTTGTCGGTACTATTGTTAGTGTCAATCTACTTGATCTAATTGTACCTGGTAAGGGTTGGGCAATCTTTATGTTGGGATCCTTACTTTACCTCATTTGGTGTGTTTACAACTTCCGTGTGGGGATGTTAGAGCGTGAGCAGGATCGTATCGTTGACGAGCTCAAGAGATAAGGAGTAATCATATGGATGTTTTGTTTAAGATGACCGCTGTTGGGTTAGCTACCGTTGGCACCATCCTGAGCCTACACTATATGTTTGGCGACTGGGGATTGATCATTTTTTGGTCTGCTGTACTAACTGGTCTGTTACGATTAAATTACATGATTTATAGAAATCGGTAATAATATCTACAAAGCCCTGGCCAGCATATAGTGCTACAATGCTATATGTCTGGCCAGCGCCGTTTATACGAGGTCCTAGACGGTTTTACGAGGCATCGTAAGTTATTGATTTATATGGAATTATAGTTCTTGACCTAGGCCTAGTTTGGGCGCATAATATCTATACAGTATGAGTACGGAGACAAACATGAATAAGCGTCACGGCAGTCCTTATGATCGCGGAGCGGCTGATAGTTATTATCGTCGGGATTTTAGCCCGCACTATTATCTGGGCGATACCTATCGTAGTGAAGTAATTACGCTGGTCGCAATGACTGGTAAGGAACTTGAGGAGTATGCTCAGGGCTACAAGGATAACGAGGCAGCGGGTAACTTTAAGGAGTGGGAATAATGGGTTATCGTGTTCTTCCGCAGCGTGAGGGGAAGTTTGGTCCTCGCAAGGGTCTTGAGGGTCCGTTTGACTTCAGTGGTCGGACTCTGTATTATGATGTAAAACAGGGTCAGTATTATGATCCTACTACGGACTTCTACGTTGATCGTGAAGAAATGGACTTTATAAATCAAAGACTTACAGAATTGCTAAGTCGTTGATTTTGCTGGAATTATAG